ATTACTCTCCGGCACCTGGAGAACTAAACAAAAATTTATCTAAAACAGTACCTGACCAGACTATCTCTATGAGACAGTTACTCATAAACCATACAAGAGGACTGCCAAGTCCTCACACTTCTATGAGAGAACCGCAATTTTTTGACTCTGACATTCCACATATACAAGATTTAAACGACTTACAAGATTTAAGAGATATGAACAGTCAAAAATTCGATGAAATAAAAACTAATGTAAATGAAATCAAACAACACAAAAAAATCCAGGCAACTGCAAGGCAAACAACTGGAACTGAAATTCCCAAAAATGACAACGGAAAAACTCCTACTGGAGAACCAAAACAGGAATAAATTAATAGACTATACAAAAAACTAATAAAGGGGCTAAATGCCCCTTTTTCTATTCATAAAACCTGCCCATAGTTTTGCTACTTTTGTAAGCGGCGAGCGTTAAAAGTAGACAACAAAAAACACCAAAAAAATAAAACACAAAAAACCTCACATCTAAAAATGTGGGGTTCTCGCTGTCCCCCTAGTGGGGGGGACAAAGCGAAACGGGGGCTGATTGTATTTGTATTCGTGAGCCATAAACGTAACGTAGTGAAGTGATCAGGCGAACATTAACTTAATACAATCGTAAACAACTGATTATCAATCAGTTATACAAAAAACAAAAGTGAGTGAAACGAACGCGCACTAATATTCCCTTGATATATTAGTGCTAGTTGACACCTTTATTAAAAGTCAACTAAAAAAAAACACAAAAAAAGTTGCATATTTGTAAAAGTGTCACTACTTTTACATAAACAAATCAAATATATCATGCAACTTGAAACAACAAACACAGACAGTATCGCCAAAGGCGAAACAATGAAAGAATTACTACCTATTGTAATTCTCAACTCCGTAGATATTGAGTCTAATTTTAGACTATACTCTTACCGAGTAATTGACACACCAGCATTTATACAACGCTTTAAAGAAATAATTGAGCATTGTAACCAATTAATCTACTCAATAGAAAATAAATACTAATGTTTGGTTTGTTAGCTGGTGCCCTTGGTGGTATTGCGACTGGTATTGGCAAGGCGATTGCTAATCGCCGAGCCAATAAAGTCAATTCCGCTCAATGGGATAAACAAAACCAATACAATGCGCCCTCTAAACAAATGGAACGTCTAAAAGAAGCTGGACTTAACCCTAATCTTATATATGGTTCATCGCCAAGTAATGCAGCTGGTAATGCTGACTCTATGACCCCTAGAAATCCTACTGATTTCGATATAAAATTTGATAATAGAGCGCAATCACAATTGGCTTATGCTGATATTCAAGTTAAAAATGCTACAACTGATAATCTTGCTGAACAGAATAAAGTTCTAATTCAAGACCAAGCTTTGAAAGCTGCACAAATTGCACAAATAGTTGCAGGAACTTCAAAAACAAAGCAAGAAACTAGACATGCTTCACAACTATTTAGAACCTCTTTAGATGCAGCTAAAGAAAATTTAACAGGTATTAGATTAAATAACGTCGGAAAATCTATCCAAAATGACATTAACGAAATTCAACGTTATGTTCAAGACAATACAAAAGCCCAACAAATAGCTAAGGCTTTATATGAGGCAAGAATGGCTAAAGCTAATTTAACTGGTAAACAATTAGAAAACGCTATATCTCAAATAGAATATAATCTACAACGAACAACTGGTTTAGATAAAAATACACCCTGGTATGTTCGTCTTATAGGTCGTCACTTTTCAACTTATTTTAAATAATTAAAATTACATTACAATGGCAAAAAATATCTTTCAAACTGTCGAAATGAGCAAACCACGCTCGAACAATTTTGCATTACCACATGACAAAAAAATGTCTTTAAAGATGGGAGAACTGGTACCATTTTTAACCTTGGAGACTAATCCAGGTGAAAGTTTCACAATACAAACTTCACATCTTCTTCGTTTTGCTCCTTTAGTCGCACCAATGATGCACCGCGTAAATATTTATACGCATTTCTTCTTTGTACCTAATCGCATATTGATGCAAAACCAAGCTGATTGGGAAAATTTTATTTCACCTGATTTATCTCCTGATGCTGACGAAGCTCCAACACTTTCACCTTATGTAAATATTAAACTTGAACAATGTACACTAGGTACTGTATCTGATTATCTGGGCTTACCAGTTACACAAACTGCCGTAGACCAATTAACTAAAGTCACTCCCTGGTTAATGTCTGCATATCTTAATATATGGAACGAGTATTACCGAGACCAAAATTTGCAACCCAAAGTACCTTATAAACTCGTTCCAGGTGAAAATATATCACCTTCAACACCTATAGACTGGCAAGTATATTTTGAAGCTACACCTATACCGCGTGCCTGGCAACATGATTATTTTACATCCTGTTTACCCTGGACACAAAAAGGACCTGAAGCCACTATACCTCTCGGTGATACAGCTTCAATAATATTTGAAAATATTGACAACACAACACAAGATTTATATAGAGCAACCGACGGTACTCTTGTGAATGATGATAGCCAACTTGCAGTTAGTAATTCAGGCGTATTAAGAGCCCCAGACTTAACTGGTACTGATTTTGTCAATTTAGATATATCCCAGCAACATTATGTCGACCTTTCGACTGCTACTGCTGCTGGTATTATAGATTTGCGCCGAGCCTTCAAACTTCAAGAGTATCTTGAAAAAGCTGCAAGAGGTGGTACACGATATACTGAATATATACAAAGGACTTATGGATTTATGCCGCAAGATTCACGCCTTCAACGACCTGAATTTCTTGGAGGTGCTACCACACCTTTAACCATTTCAGAAGTATTACAAACATCTTCAACAGACTCTGAACCTACACCGCAAGGCAATATGTCTGGTCATGCTATATCAGCTGGTCAAAATAGAACCATCAAATATACAGCCCCTGAACATGGACATATCATAGGTATAATGTCTGTTATGCCTCAAACTGCTTACCAGCAAGGCTTACATAAAATGTTTACACGCTTCGATAAATTCGACTATTTCGAACCATTATTTGAACATATAGGAGAACAACCTGTAATGACATCAGAGATATACTTAGATGACGAACCCGATACAGTATTCGGGTATGTACCAAGAAATGCAGAATTCAAATATATGCCATCAACCGTACACGGTGACTTTAAAACATCTTTAGATTTTTGGCACTGGGGACGTATATTCGATAACAGACCGCAATTAAACCAGGACTTTATAGCTTGTATACCTAGCACAAGAGTCTTTGCAGTTGAAGAGTCTCCAACACATCTATATGCTCATATCTTCAACGATGTTACAGCACGTAGACCAATGTCATATTATGCTAACCCAAAACTTTAACATGAAAAAAAGAAATTATTCATTAATGAGAATGCAACTCAATAAATTTGTAACTCATAACAAACTAGTAACCGAAGCTTTAATTATATTATATAAATTACAATTATCATGAGACACTCAAAAAGAAATTTCAAACGTATGGCAAAACGCCAAAAAAATGCTGACCGCGCAATTAATTACTATCGTATAGCTCGTGGCGGACTTAGACTTTAATATAAGCATTTATATGCCTTGTATTAACGCTATATCATTAACACAGCGTGATGAGGTTGTACCTTGCGGCAAATGTTATCATTGTTTAAAACGTCGTTCTAATCAATGGGTATTCCGCTTATTACAGGAGTGTAAGGTTGCTACTAGTATTTCATTTATCACTTTAACATATAGTGATGAATATTTACCTATTCCCCCTCACATAAAAACAAATGGTAAACCTACACTTGTCAAAAAACACACTCAAGATTTTTGGAAAAGACTTCGCAAGAATTCCAATTCTAAAAACCTTAAATATTACATCTGTGGTGAATATGGAGAACGTACAAAAAGACCTCACTATCACGCTATCGTTTTTAATCTAGATGCAAAATATCAAAATGAACAATTCATCAGCGACACCTGGCAGCTTGGTCAAACACTATCATACTTCAATGTAAATGAACAAATGTTACGTTACACTACTAAATATGTAATGAAAAACGCTTCAAATAATCAATATGGTACAAATGGCGATAATCGACAGCCCCAATTCTCACTCATGAGTAAAGGTATTGGAAAGTCTTTTTTAACACCTCAGATGAAAAAACATATACAAGAAAATCTACTCCCTACTGTTCACATTCAAGGTATCCCTACAGCTATTCCTCGCTACTATAAAGACAAAATATTCGACGATGACGATAAAGTACTTTTATCCGTCAAAGCTCAAATTTATCGTGAACAAAATACACCTACTTACAAAGAGTGGAAAGATTACGTACAACATCAAAAATATTTAGAACAGAAACAATTTTTTATCGAACGTATAAAATTATAAATATGAAAATCAAAAGACAATTTAACATAGATTACTCTCCGGCACCTGGAGAACTAAACAAAAATTTATCTAAAACAGTACCTGACCAGACTATCTCTATGAGACAGTTACTCATAAACCATACAAGAGGACTGCCAAGTCCTCACACTTCTATGAG